TAAAATCAGAAATTCCCTTGCAGCAGTATCACCGTATGAATTTTTTATCAGATATTCCAACTCAATGTATAAAATCTGAAATTCAATGGCGGTTGAACTATGCAGATCATAAACAGGGGATGACGGTCTTTTGTCAATTTTGTCAGATACCCGGTTCATCATCCTTTCAAGGATAATGTCATAAGTCTGATCTTCATACATTCTAAATCTTCACCCCCTTCTCTGCTTTAATATCACCGTAAATTGTTTTTACGGTAAAATAGGCATGAACTACACCTTTGACCGTCAGGTCAAATTCAAAGTCGGTCACGCCCGTGATTCTTTCATCAACGGCTAACGCTTCACTGATTCTGCGTTCTAATTCAGGGCAAACCCAAGTGACAGGTTCACCATACAGGTCAAGTGTTTCAATGCCGTAATACCACGGATATATGATGTACTGATACCGTTCTGTTTGCAGTGTTCTGAAAATCATCTGCTTCATGGCATCCTGTTCATCCACAAGACCCCTGACTGAATCACCGTCTAAATCCATTTTATAAGTTAGGCTTGGCTGTGTTTCTATTTCAAAATCTTGGTCAAGAAAACCAACTGTTGAAGGAATCATTTGCCTATCCTATCCACAACAATGAATTTCTGACCTTCTTGCTGTCTTATTAGAATGACACCATCACCGACAGCCAAGCCATTGTGTACGGTGACTTCAATCGTTCCGACAGCATGAACGTGTGACGGGGAAACTGGTGCTGTCCCTGAATTTACATCCCCGGTATAGTAATAATTCTTGATATTCCCCGCCGTTATCTTAGTTTTGAAATCTGTTACATTCCTTGAAAGTACAAGTTGTTTTTCAGTAAGAATCATCTTCTGTTCAACATTTATCTGTAACGGGGATGCAGATATAACCTTTCCAAAACATACATTTACAGGTTTTGTTGATTCTACCGCTTCAACCGCTGCTTGATGTACTTTCTTGATAATTCCTTTTGCATCAGGCAATAAACTCACCCCCTCTAAGTGTCAAATCCATCCAATGTTCACCTTCCTTGTAAGTGTGCTTGCACTTTTCAACAAGCATCCAGTTTTTCACTTTCATATCACCAAGGTCAAGGTTAATGACAACCATTGAACCCGCCCGCACTCTGTTGTCGCCCAAAGCATTGGTGATCTTCAAGTTACGGGTTTTCTTGTTATACAGTTTCAAAAGGGCATCTGCCTTTGCTTGACCATTTTCACCTTTCTGTAAGGTATCAAAATACTGCAAAATGCCCCATTTATTGATATTAGAAGAATCCTGTGTGATATAAACATCACGCTTTTTAGTATCTTCATTGTCATAGGTCAACTTGATTTTGTTATAAGTATTACTGTCGATAGATGAAGTATATTCAAAATCTTGCCCTGTTTCTTCATCAATCATTAAGTACGCCCCCGGAACACCCACATACATAGATGACAGGCTTTTCAGGGTAAGTTTTCCAAAATCGTCATATAACACATACATTTCCCCGGTGTTAGTCAGTGTCAGGTCAAGAGCATTTGTTATCATTTCAAACAGTTCACTGTTTTCTTCAATTCTTGATTCAATGACATACCCTGTATCATCCAGTGTACCAAGGTTCAGGGCATAATCATCTGCAATCATTTTTACAAATTGTGATGCAGTTTTATTTTCATAAACCTTAGTGTCCTTATTTTTCAAATATCTTAACTGATCGTAGGCGGTGACAGTAATGATCTTGTCCTTACTTCTTTGCTGCTTGAATACAAAACCAAAGAATACATTGTCACCGTCCACCTTCATCCTGACTGGACTACCTTCTGAAAAATCAAGAATGTTGTCATACAGGACTTTGAAAACCAGTTTGCCGGGGGTGTTTTTTCTTTCTGTTGACCATTCAATACCTTCCTGAACAACAGGTTGATATACTTTTGTTCCTGATTCATTCCCAACCAGTAGTTCAACGTACATTGAACAACACCCCTTTCTTATGCTGCCGGAATGGTCAGAACCTGTCCCGGATAAATTAAGTTAGGGTTGCCACCAATGACACCCCTGTTTGCGTTGTAAATCACGGTGTATTTTGCACCGCTACCGTAAAACCGTTTTGCAA